ACAATTACTTGAAAAATCGTTTTAAATGCGTTAAAGTACCCTATTAAAAAAATTTTATAAAAATGGAAACGTTTTCTAATTTAGAATCATTGGATACCAACACTCTTAAGCTTATTTTAAGAAATGCTGTGGCTGAAAGGCAAGAAAAGGCCCAAAATGACTTTTTAAGCTTTGTAAAAGAGGTTTGGCCCGAGTTTATTCAAGGACATCACCATAAAGTATATGCTGAGAAGCTGGACCGTGTTGCACGCGGCGAGTTGAAGCGATTAATCGTAAATATGCCCCCAAGGCATACAAAATCGGAATTTGCATCGCATTTGTTTCCTGCATATTTTATGGGTAGAAATCCGAAGGCAAAACTGATACAAACGACCCATACGGGCGAACTGTCCATCCGTTTTGGAAGAAAAACAAAAAATTTATTGGAGTCCGATGAATATGCTAAAATATTTCCTGGCGTGCGTTTGGCGGCTGATTCTAAAGCTGCTGGACGTTGGGAGTCAAATCATGGCGGCGAGTATTTTGCTGCTGGTGTCGGTGGCGCTATTACCGGTCGTGGTGCTGATCTTCTTGTTATTGATGATCCTCACTCGGAGCAGGACGCGCTCTCCCCTACTGTTTTGGATAGTCACTACGAGTGGTATACTTCTGGCCCTCGTCAGCGTCTTCAGCCTGGTGGCGCTATTGTATTAGTGATGACTCGTTGGTCCGTGAAGGATCTTACGAGCCGCTTGCTGCAGGCCCAGGCTAAGGAACCTATGGCAGACCAATGGGAAATTGTAGAGTTTCCGGCTGTCCTTAATGACAAGCCAATGTGGGGAAACTTCTGGAACATGAAGGATCTCAACAAGGTTAAGGCATCCATCCCCGTTTCCAAGTGGCAGGCACAATGGATGCAAAATCCAGTCGCCGAGGAAGGGGCACTTATAAAGCGTGAGTGGTGGAAAAAATGGGACGAGGAAAAGATTCCGGATCTGCAGTATATTATTCAATCCTATGATACGGCTTTCTCTAAAAAAGACAGCGCCGATTATTCGGCAATTACCACGTGGGGAGTATTCACTCCTAACGAGGACACCAAGCCGTGCGTCATCCTTTTGGACGCAAAGCGGGGGCGATGGAATTTTCCAGAACTCAAGGAAATGGCGAAGAAAGAATACAAGTACTGGGAACCGGAACTGATTCTTGTTGAAGCAAAGGCATCCGGATTGCCGCTGACGCATGAGCTGCAGAAGGCCGGCATACCCGTAATTAACTTTACACCATCGAAGGGAAATGATAAACATTCAAGGGTAAATAGCGTGGCACCTATTTTTGAATCAGGCGCAGTCTATGCGCCAGTCGATAGACGTTGGGCAGAAGAAGTCATCGAAGAATGTGCGGCATTTCCCTTTGGAGACCATGACGATTATGTAGACAGCATGACGCAAGCGTTAATGCGGTATCGTCAGGGATATTTTGTTGAACTAAAGGATGACTTTAAGGATGATGACAAGGAATTTAAACCACAACGGGAGTACTATTGATGCCTGAAACTAAAGATACGTTAGGTAGATGGGAAGACACAAGGACCGACGTTAAGGATTCTTACCAGAATGAGCCAAGCACCGTGGCGGAATACTCACAGGGCATCGGCTCAACGGACGTGGCGCAAAAGTCGGATGACGGAACAAACTGGTTCCAGGTCATAGCAAACCAGCCCAAGATGATTGCCGAGTACTGGCTGGAAGCACTTCCGGGTGCACGCCGAATACTTTCACCTCTTGGATCCGTGGCCGCGACTGGAAGCGTTGCGAACGCGTGGGAAGGCTCCAAGTACAGCGGAGCATGGGACTATTTTCGTAATCTAAAGACTACACAGCTTAACAGGGCGGACCTGGACGAATCAAAGCTTGCCAGAACTTCCGCTTCCAATTTGGAAAGGCAAGGCTTCATTAAAATTTCCAAGATAGATCAGGACGAGGAAAATCTGATTCCTTACCTTGATAATTATTTCAGCAACAACATGCTGACGAAGGAGAGGTATATTAAAAGATTAGGAGAGGAATTAAAAGATCAAGGATTTAGTATTAAAACTGGTGAAGACGCGGAACGATACGCGAAAGAATTTCGTGAGGCAGGAGATCCAATATTTGATAATTTTGCGACGGCTCTTCATGAGAATATGATGGAAACCATGTTCACGCAAGAGGACATGTACGAGGATGATAATAACTACTACGTAAGGAATTTTAGGGAAGTCGAGGGTGGTCCGAATGTGGCGTGGACGCGCTTCGGCGACCTTCAGCTCCCGCAGCTTGGAATTTTCAAGTTTGACGAGGAAGGAAAGGGCTCAATGCTCTCTCCAAGTGCCTCAAGCTACGAGGGTTTCTTAGGCCTTGAACAGCTTCAGGATGCAGGAATTTTAGGGCTTCAGGAAACAAACCCTGACCTCCTTTACCAAGGACTGTTAGGAAACGAGGATACCAAGCGAATGTCGCAAATGGCTGCCATACTCCCGTCCATCGCGACCGGGAACATCAGGAACATTGCCAAGGTCCCAGCGGCCTTTGGAAAGATTTCCCAAGTGGGCAAAGGGGCGGCAAAAGTTGGTGATGCGCCGTGGAGAACGGCCCTCGGATCAAAAGGAATTCCATCAATAGGAGCACCACGTACTCCTGGATACCCGGAGCAATTTGTAAGAGAAACGGTTAAGGCTCCGTGGACCATGGCCAAAATGCCGTTTAGCATGGCCAAAGCGTTGCGAGGGCAGAAACCAATAGTGAAAGGAATGGCCGCTGGCATAACTGGACTTCCACTTGGCGCTTCTGTATTACCTGAATAATGCTCACGGGAATCGCTTCATTAGGAAAAGGTTATTCTACCTATAAAGGCATACTTCATGGTCAGCTTAAAAATATATTTGGCAAGGGGAAAGACATTGATGTTGCCAAGGATTATTTTGTAAATTTTAAGAAAGATGTCCTGCCGCAGAAAAGCAGCTACAGCACTACCCAGCAACATCTTCTTAAAACCAAGGACAAGATTATATCAGAGAATAAACAGGTTTTAGCGGGCAGTAAGAAGAAAACAAATTTTCCCTTGACTGAAGATGAAGTAAAGAATGCAGAAGTATATTTTAAGCACAGGGTAGGAAAATCAGACGCGCAGATCAAGGACCAGTTTAAGCTTGCTAAGTTTGTCAATGATACGTTCGGAAACGAAAAAACAGTTCCTCCTTGGAAGGGCGATAATGTGTTTGAGACGGTGTTCAGGAAAAACAATCCTGATTTTTCTTATAAAAAACTTAGAACCGGACCTGAAGGACAACCATCCGTCGGAAAATTGGAGCTGAATGAATTAATCAAACGTTTACATAAAGATGAACTTGTTGAGCCAGAGGCATTTAAGAACTTGAATGTGTGGAATAAAATAAGAAGCGACAAGTCTAGTATAGTCGCGTTCCAAAATAGGCTTGATAATATGAAAAGCCTTTACAAAAAATATTCAGTGAAAATTCCCAAGACGGCGTTAGACGAAAACCCCAACGCGCAGTCAATTGCAGACTACAATGCGTTCGTGAAGTCATGGGAGGAAACTACAGGAAAACCATACTACTATGCTAAACAAGGAAAGAGGGGGCCGGAGATATCAAAGGGTTTTATAGATTATGTTAGGGCATTCAATAAGCAGGAAGGAACCCTCATTCCTACACCGCACGAACATCAAAAATTATTTTCACCACGTCCTTTTTCATCTAAAATTGGATCTGAAAAATACATGAAAAGACAGAAGACAACCCTGGAGTCTTCACCTGAATTACATGCAATGATGGATGACCCTAAATACAGCAAAATGATCGAGAGGGTGTTTGGTGATAGATTTGAAAGACTGCATGTTCTGGGAGAAGCGTTGGAGGGAAGAAAAGGAACATTCGGGGCTGCGGCGAGGGATTCACAGCTAAGAAAGATAAAAAATCTTATGACGCGGTATGAAATGATTCCGAAGGAACTTGTTGATAAGATAAGAAGGCCACAAATTGCAGGAACAAGACAACAGAACCAGAACCACATAGACATTGAATATCCACTCATTGAAGCTTTGGTGAGGCGGTTTGACATTCTAGGATATAAGTTCACGTCGCACGGAAAAGTAAAGGGGACTGGGAGGCTCAAAGCGGGTGGAACATGGAGTCCGGAATCCACAAGAACTTCTCCGTTAACAGCCACAGAAAAAGGGGAGCTATCATATCTTGATCTTATAATCAAGGATGCTCATAATGCATTGGAACGAAGCGGACTGGAGACAACCTTCTACAGTCCAATAAATAAAAAATTAGTAACATTTGGTCAAAGGCCATATAGTATTATGGAATTGAGAAAAAGATTTCTAGATCCGGAAGACCTATTAGTAAGAAACAGAGGTGGCTTGATTAACGGACATTTAACTGATACAATACCGCCAGAGAGAGGACCCATGCCGCAAGGACTGCCATTACTAGACCCATTGGAAAGTATAGAGCGCTCACAGCGACAGCATTTTCCAATTGGTGGAGCTGTTGGCGCAGGAAAATTGTGGGGTGCGTTGAGCAAAGTCCCAAGGGCCGTGGCCCGTTTTGGGGACATCAAGAAGCCAAAATTAATAAAGCCAACCACAAAAACCGAGCTTGCCGTAGCGCAAGCCGTTGAAGACAAGCCGGCGATGTATCTGGAGAGCGTGAAAGTTATTGAAGAGGCGCCGGACAGTTCAAACCTAAGTGCCGATGAATGGCTGGGATATATTAAAAATAAAGATGTAAGTGAAACAGAATTGGACGAATTTGGATTGGGCCCTTTATTGAAGGACTTTGCTGCAAAAAGTCCTACTGCAGGTGCCAGTGCTGAGGACATTAAGGCCGCAAGTGAAGCTGTTAAAAAGACTAAGGAAGCTGGCGCTGGAATAAACAAGCAGTTCAGCGCGATGATGAAAAAGCATAAGGGTGACATTAAGAATCCGGAAGTTATCGCAGTCAGGGAAAAATTAGATATTCACAGGGCAGCATTGAAGGAGGATACGGATATCTTATCGAGACTGGAAGGTGCCGGCAAAGTTAGAATTACTAAAGCTAAACTTATAGAGATGTATGACAAGGAAATGCCGAAGATTGACATGGACATAGCAATCGCGGAACCTGTTTCCCGAGGTGCCGGCGACATTGCAGGAATGCTCCTGAAAGTAAGGGAAAGAGGAGGAGGCATATATAATGATTCTGACTTGGCGGATATCTTTTCAAATGATGCACGCCTCTTGGGCCAATTGCACCAGCCACCACAGGATCGAATAGGATTTGTTCTTCGCAACAAGCTTATTGACATCATGAAGGGAACAACGAAGGTTGTGCCGCGGGCTGATGACGATCCCCAAGTAATTAAGCTTTTAGAGCCGCGAGGAAAGCAGGAATATATGTTTCAAACTAGAGAGAGCTCTTTCAAGGACTTGTGGGAAACCGCTTTTCCGAATTTATTTCACACAACAAACCAAATTGTAAAGCAGGGTCACTTTGATGATCTGAAGCACCTTGTCAAGGCGGAGGATGTTACTGAATTGGCGAAGGCAAGAGATATTCCTGAGGAGGTTGCATTCAAGCAGCTTTATCAGGCATTGAATATTTTTGACCGTTCGATTATGACGGCGGATGTTCCCATTCCATTCTGGACGAAAAAACTTCTCTATCGCCTTGGCGACATGAACGAGGGAAGGGGATTTTTCTACAAGAGCAAAAGAACTCCGGCCCATGAAGGGACACAATTTATACCCGGAGGATCCGGATACGGCGAATTGAAGTTCTACCAGAACTTTACGCCAGGATCCATAAGGGCGGCGGAAAAGCAATACAAATCAGGGCACTTCAGTGGTGAAGTTTACAAGGGCAATACAGGCAGTTCGCCTTTTGTATGGACACGTTTCAGCGAACGAATAGATGAAAGCGGAAGAAAGCTTCTTCTCGGCGAAGAAATTCAGTCCGATCTGCACCAAGGAGTGGCGCAAAAGGGCTATAATTACGCCCCAAGACTCGATAAGCACGATGTTCTCGCCGAAATGGGCGAATTCGCCAAGCAATTGGATACAAAGACACAAACTTTAGAATCTACAAGGCTTAGAAAGGATGTAATCAAGGCGTTGCCTCGTCATGAGCGTGAATCTCCAGCGAATGTTGCCGAATTGAAGAATATTGAGAAGGCGATAAAGAAACTGATTAAGGATGTTAAGACACTGAAAGGTAAAGTTGAGGCGCAAGCCAAGAAGACAGGAAAAAGCGGACAGGTTTACCCTGATACTGCCTTTAAGAAATCAGAGAACTATGCAAAACTTGCTATGCAGGGGTTGATAAAAATGGCGTCAGATAAAGGATATGATGGCGTTGCATTGTCAACTGGAAGAATGAAGAAAACATATGGTGATATTCCGAAAGGTGGAGCCAAGTTCTATGATGAAATTGGAGTAAAGGCGATGGAAAGAATAGCCAAGAAAAGTGGATATAAACTTTCCTATACAACAATTGTTGACGGCAAAGGATATTCATGGGAAAAGGTTCCTGTAATTATAATGCGCGATGTTAACACTGGAAAAAAATTGACGGGTGATCCAACAATCCCAGTCTATAAAAAAGGTGGCATTGTTGATAAAAAAATGGTAAAGAAGTAAAATGGCTATTACATCAAGAAGACCTGCTGCTGGGTCAATAGAAAAGGCAATCGAAGCACTGACAGATGGTTTACAAATGGGTCAGGGAGCTGACGTACAAGTTCCTGACGAAACTGTTACTTCTGAAGGTGATGCACAGATTACTAGTCTACCAGACGGCGGGGCTGAAATAAATACAGATCCTAACGCACCAGTTGACCAATCACAGATTCCTTTTGATGCAAATCTTTCTAATTTTATTGAAGATAACGATCTTCAAACATTGTCCAATAAACTGGTAGCGGCGTACGAATCCGACAAGATGTCCCGCAAGGATTGGGAAGACACTTATATTAAAGGACTCGATATGCTTGGATTTAAGTACGAGAACCGAACGCAACCTTTTGAAGGTGCAGCCGGCGTCGTACATCCATTACTGGCCGAATCAGTTACACAATTTCAGGCGCAAGCTTATAAGGAATTACTTCCTCCCGCAGGACCTGTTAACACTGAGATCGTTGGTGAAATAACTCCAGAAGTGGAGAAACAGGCGAAGCGTGTCAAGGATTACATGAATTATCAAATTACACAAATTATGAAGGAATATGATCCTGACATGGATTCATTATTATTTTATCTTCCTTTATCAGGTTCGGCATTTAAGAAAACTTACTATGATTCGTTATTACAGCGACCAGTCTCAAAATTTGTTTCCTCAGAAGATTGTGTTATTAATTATATGGCAACTTCTCTTGAGGAAGCAGTTAGAATTACCCATGTAACTAAAATTGATTCCAATGAATTAAGAAAACAACAAGTCAATGGATTTTACCGTGATATAGAAGTTTTGACTGGTTCTATTAATACCATAAGCGAAGTAACTGAAAAAGTTGATAAGCTTCAAGGAGTCAGTGATACTATTGCAGCAGATGATGATGAACATTTTCTATTGGAAATGCATGTTGTTGCAGACGTTCCAGGATTTGAAGATCCAACTGGAGTTAAGCTTCCTTACATTATTACCATTGATCAATTTTCTACAAAAGTTTTAGGAATACGAAGAAATTGGATGGAGAAAGATCCATCTAAAAAAAGAATTGATTATTTTACACACTACAAATTCCTCCCAGGACTAGGGTTTTATGGCTTTGGTCTAATACACATGCTGGGTGGGTTATCGCGAACAGCAACAAGTGTTTTGCGGCAGTTAATTGATGCTGGCACACTCGCTAACCTTCCAGCAGGTTTCAAGGCGCGTGGCATGCGTATACGAGATCACGATCAGCCATTGCAGCCGGGAGAATTCAGGGATGTGGATGTAACAGGAACTTCCATTAAGGAATCATTGTTACCGCTTCCGTATAAGGAACCTTCTCAAACTTTATTTGCTCTTTTAGGATTTTGCGTTGATGCAGGAAAATCTTTTGCAGCAATTGCTGATATGAAAATGGGAGAAGGCAATGAACAAAATCCTGTTGGAACAACACTTGCTCTTTTAGAAAGAGGAACAAAAGTTATGAGTGCAATCCATAAAAGATTACACTATGCGCAAAGATTGGAATTTCAACTTCTTGCGCGTTGCATTCAAATGTTCTTGCCACCGGAATATCCTTACATGGTAAAAGGTGGAAATAGAACGATTAAGCAAAGCGACTTTGACGAGCGTGTTGATATTTTACCAATTTCCAACCCAAATATATTTTCCATGGCACAGCGTGTCATGTTAGCACAGAATCAATTACAATTAGCGATTGCCAATCCGGCATTACATAATTTGCGTGAAGCATATCGAAGAGTATATCAGGCATTGGATGTGGATAATATTGACGCAATACTAAAACCGGATCCAGGAAATCCTCCTCCGAAGAGTCCAGCAACTGAAAATTCAGAAGCGATGCGCGGAACAGATCCAAAAGCATTTCCACAACAGAATCATAAGGCACACATAGAGGCGCATGCAGAATTTATGTTTACGCGACCAGTTCAAATTAACGCTCAAGTATATGCAATGATGGAAGCACACGTGTTACAGCATATTGCGATCATGTCAGCGGAGCAGGTAGAACAACAAATGCAACCACAAACTCAACAAATGCAACAACAGATCCAACAAATGGAACAACAGGCACAACAAAATCCAGCCATGCAACAACAAGTGGCTCAACAAATACAGCAAATACAGCAACAATTCAGTATACAAAAAGAAGCTCAGATTGCTGTCGTTGAGGCACAGTTGATTAAGGAAATGGCACAAGAAGAAACTCAAAGAAGCGGACTAGAAGAACAAGATCCATTAGTCAGATTAAAACAACAAGAAATTGACATTAAAGCAGCTGAATTACAGCAAAAAGGAGAGCATGATCAAACCAAGATGCTTATGGAAACAGCGGTTGATGCAGAAAAGCTTGACTTGGAGAGAGAAAAGATGTCTAGTAATTCTCAATTAGGTATGGTAAAAGAATCTTTTGGCTTGCTAAAAGACCAGGCAAAGGATACAACATCAGAGATTAAGGAAGATGTTATTAGATTGCGCGAAAGCGCTAAAAACCGAAGCAACGAAAAGATTGCGGTAATGAAGGAGAGAGCAGCAGCTAGGAAAGCAAATGGCAAATCAAAAAATAAGTAAAATAGCAGATGTGATGAATAAAGCGGAACAGTTAGTTATGGAAGAACTAAAGGAAAATCCAGGACACGACTTATTGGTTGCGGCTGGACTGATGGCTGTTACAAGGAATTTATACATACATGCACTTGGTCCACAAGAGGCTCAGAAAATATTTGCAGTTATGCTGGATTCGTTTATAATAGCGGATGAAATGTATTATGGTGAGAAGAACCATATTACGCCACCAACAATTCACTAGGAGGTAAATATGAAGTTATTGAAAGATCTTTGGGGATGGCTTAAAGAATGGAACGATTGGGAACTAAAAGATTGGATTAAGGCAGGAATTTTAGTTATAATTGTTTTAGTTATACTTAAAGTAATAATCGTGGGCTAGAGCATAGGAGAACAATAAAATGGCAATAAATTTTCGACGTGCAATGACTAGTAATGACGCCTACAGGGGAACTGGAGGTGGCTCACGTCGAGTTCCTACTTACGGTGGGGATCAAGGAAGAGGCGGACAAGGCAACGTTAGAAGATTTACGGCTCCTCAACGAGGGAGTTCATTCAGCGATGCTGCTACTGGAAAAGGGTATGGTTCACCAAGAGCTACTGACTTTAATGTAGGTAATCAGTGGATCAATAGAGCAGGAGATGCTGCAGGAAATATAGGACGGGGAATCGCTAATACAGGGAGAAGAATCGGACAAGGATTCAGGCATCCTTTTCAGATGATGGCAGGAAGCATCGCCAATAACCGAGCTCAACATGATTATTTAGATGAAGTTTACGGAGATAAAAAAGGAGCAGCTTTATGGCAGATGGCAATGGATAACAGATATAATATGCCTTTTGATCCTGAATCAGAAAATGCGGCGATTAGACAATTTGGACAAACAGGCACTGGAACAAGTTTAGGACAAGCTGGAAAATATTTTGAAAAAGCCGGAATCACCCAAAATGACATAGATAAATTCATGGATCCTGATTCCAAATGGTACCAAAATGAGGCTTATTTAGCGTCTGCAGCAGGTGGGGCAGGAGCAGAAGATTTCGAGACAGGAATGTCCTTCATTAAGAATGCAAAGGCGACGGCTAATTTAGCCAGATCTACAGCAGCAGCTGGAATGGAAAATGAGATGTATGGAGGAAGACCATTAGGAGGACCATCTTTTGATGATTCCGCGACTAGGGTTAGATCCTATCCTGAAGATACATTTGGAGACTTTCGTTCTGGAATAGAACAGGAAGGAGGATCACCTCCTTATCCACCTAGTGTAACGGAAGACATCACGGCTGATATAGGAGCAAGTCCTTACACCCTTGACGCATATGACTTAATGCCGTCTGAAATGACCCAACCACAACGAGGTGGTTCATTCAGCGATTTTGCGACTGGAAAAGGACAGCCACAGATTACTACAAGAAGAACAGGACCAAGAGGGATGGGTCGATATGAAACAGATATAACGAGAGCCTATCCTGGCGATCCAGCTTCACTTGACTTTACTGAGAATTTTCCAACTGGATACGAGGAGAATTTTGGAGGAATGCTTCCAGGTGATACTAGGAACATACGATCAAGAAATATTGGAACCAAAGCAGGCCCTGGATCTATTGATGAATTCTACATGAATGAAAGAGGGGATGTCATTAACAGAGGAAGTCCAATATGGTCTCCTAACATAGGCATTGAATTTGGTCCGTATGAAGATGAGGACGAACTATTTGGTCCAGGAACAACTAATCCAAGATTACCAGGAGGTTAGTACCTCATGCCGGGTTACTGGAATGATGATCAAGGAGGTGGTCAAGCACCACCTTCATATCCTGTAAGTCCACCTAGCGGTGGCCATCCAGGAGGATGGGTAAGCGAACCTTCAGAGACTTTTTCAACACCCCCACCAACACAAACACCAGTAGATACAAGCGGGGGAGACTCCGGATTCACAAGCGACACGACGACCAATCCTTATTACACTACTGAGGGAACTTTTATCCCGGAACAAAAACCTATTCCAGCTCCAAGCGACTTCATGGTTGGAAATGTCATTGCTGACGCACTGGCGGCACAGAGCGTTAATCCTGGATACGCTAAGAGCTGGGACTATAATCCTAAGAATCCAGAAAGATTAGGGACATATGATAACGAAGGTCGTATAGTAGGACAAAGCCCTACACTAGGTAAAATATTTGCTGTTGACAGGTTTGGAGATCCTGTGATGGATTCAAGCGGAAATCCAATTAAAACCAATTATGGAACAGATATCATTAAGTATGTCCAAGATCAATTACAAGAACCAGGAAGAGGAGCCATTGATTTAAGTTTATACGGCGCTAAAGGGCCTACTGGTTTTTTTGAAAATATTCTGAGTCCTGAAGAATTGAGGGACTACCAGGACACATGGTGGAGAGACTATGGTGATCCAGGTGGAGGAGGATATGGTGATTGGGGTGATCGGGATTATTCGGCAGAAAGGGAAGCACGGCAGCAAGGACTATTTTATGGTCCAAGAGCATTGCCCCAAAGAGAAATGGAGCAACAAGGATTTTTTAATACTCTAGGGTCTAAAATTAGAAACCCTTTCCTTGAGGCTGTTGGAGAAACTTTAGCAATTAATCCTGAAGGAAGATCCGGATTATATGGTAAAACAGTGTTTCACCCTAAGATGAGAAAGCCGTGGGGACTAGAAAAAGAATATGCGACAGGTACGAGAAGTCCACTCTATGAAAATAGAGCAAGAGGTGGTATAATATCAGCTTGGGAAAATAGGAGATAATATGTTTTTAAGTTTATTATCAAAAGTTCTGCCATTCGGCATAAAGACGGGCATGGAGATTGTCAAAAACAGGCAGCAAACAAAACGTCTTGAGTCGCTGGCAGCGATGCGACACATGGAAAAAATGTCGACAGGCGAGTTGGAATATAAGCAGACAGTTATCAAGGATCAAAATCAAGGCTGGAAAGACGAATTCGTATTAATTTTAATTTCGGCCCCGGTAGTTCTTCTTGTATGGAGCGTTTTCTCCAATGATCCGAACATTCAAACAAAGATAGATGATTTTTTCTTGCAGTTTAGTAACCTACCGTACTGGTACCAAGCGTTATTTATTGGCGTGGTGGCAAGTATATATGGGCTGAAAGGCGCAGATATTTTTAAGAAAAAATAATGCCGTTTAAGTCAAAGAAACAACAAGCTTATTTATGGGCTAAAGAACCTGCAATAGCTAGAAAATGGACAAAGGAACACGGCGCACTCAAGAGGGGTGGACGTGTAGTTAAAAATAAAGGAGGAACAATGCCAACAGTAGGTACCAAGAAATTTGCGTATACGCCGGCTGGAAAAAAGTCTGCGGAGTCTTATGCAAAATCCACTGGACAAAGCGTGTCAAAAGCGTATAAGAAAGGTGGTAAAGTAAAAATGCGCAAAGGTGGAAGCGCAAAAAAATAGGAGAAAATAATGGTCGGAAAAATACACGCAAGACGCGAAACTCGTGCAACTCCAGGAAAAAAATTCGAAACTACGACTTATAAAGGTGGTGGAAGAGTTAAAAAAGCTGCAGGTGGAAGAGTCAAGAAACAGGTTGGTGGCCCAGTGACACAGGGTTATAATGCTAGACTTGATGAATCACTGGGAGCTAGAAATCCAGGAGCAACGGGTTCTTTGGCTGGAAGACGTGCCATGAGTCAAGGCATGGAAAGAGCTGCGGGAAGAGGAGCTTATGCTGGCGCTGGAACTATGGCTAAAAAAGGTGGATCTATTAGAAAAGCCAAAGGTGGCAGAGTTAAAGCGATGCATGGCGGATTGAAAGCTAAAAAATAATTGATTTTTTATATTTTATATTGATTTTTTATATTTTATAGGGTATACTTTCATTAATGGAAGATACAACCGCTATCTACGTAATACTGAAAAGGATTCGTGAGCGCAAAGAACAACTAAAAAATATTATCGCTGCTGGAATTCACAACTTTGACGAATACAATAAGACAGTGGGTGAATACAAAGGTTATAATATAATGGAACAGGAGATACAGGACCTGCAGAAAGATGATGACAGAGATACCAAAACGTAAATTTGCCTTAGAAGAAAAAGACCTATCTATAGAGGCAGATGAAAATAATAAAATAGCAGAAGAGAAAGAGAACCGATTTGTGGCAAAAATACAACAAGAGGCTCTTAAGGATATTGATCATTTACCAACAGAAAAAGTTTTAGATCGGTTACCCGAGCCAACAGGCTGGCGACTTTTAATTCTTCCGTATAGAGGGCAAGGAAAAACAAAGGGTGGAATAATACTGTCTGATGAGACAATTGAGGAGAGGGGATATACAACCGTTACAGGTTTAGTCCTAAAAGTTGGACCCGATGCCTATAAAGATAAAGAGAGATTTCCAGACGGACCATGGTGCAAGAAAAATGACTGGATTATATTCGGTCGTTATGCCGGATCCCGTTTTGGAATAGAGGGTGGTGAAGTGAGAATACTTAATGATGACGAGATAATCGCCGTGGTAAAAGACCCGGAGGATATCTTGCAATA